TATTCAATGCGCCGTATCTTAGCAATAAGGAACAAATAAAAAGGAGGTGATAAGTATCTCGGGAAGCCCTTGCTTATGTGGGGGCTTTCTTGTATAGTATAGTTATGATTTATACAATACTTTCAATACCATTCGGGGCAACTGCGCTTTTCTTGCTTTGCGCGAGTCAAATTCAAAACAAATGTCTTCGAGAGATGACAGAAGAAGAAAAAGAGGAATTTGGTATCTTGGAAGATGATGTAAAAATTCTTGACTCAAACAAGGCGGGAGTGTACCTAGGAACTATGTCTGTGTGTTGGTACTTAGGGTATCCTATCATAAAGCTACACAACCTGTTAACTAAATAATCTTTATCTTTGTAGCATGCTTAACTACATGCTTATAAAACAAAGAATGATAAGGAACTACCTCTTTGCAATGAAGGTAAGGTTCTGTCTGTTTTGTCTTGAGCATATACTGTTTGTAGACCCTCCTCTAAAGGAGTTGAAGAGGGATTTACTCAAGGTAGAAAAGTCAAATAACAACAATATAAGGAGATGGGCTTTAAGAACCTATCAAAGATATTTTCCTAAACGTACTTAATCTCTTCATCACCGTACATTTTCCTGTACAGTCTCTGAACCGCATGTCTACCCTTATGAGAGAGTGACAGCTTCGACGCTGTTCTACTTAATTGGAATCTCTGAGTATCTTCGTCTTTCTTGTGGTTGTAGTATTCTGTCAGATACCCTTTTCTTTTTAGGGGTAGTAATACGCGCTCATATATTTTCTTTCTAGACTGATTGTAAGTCTCTGAAACCCAAGTGATTTCAAAAAACTCCAAGTCATATACGTACAGCATAAACTCTAACTCTGCGCGAGTTAAGTCTGTGTGCGCGACCATGTCCCTCATAGCTAGACTGAAATACTTTATATCGTTGTGACGAATGTATTTATCCTGCAATGATAGGAACTCCCTGTGTAGCTTCTTTTTGTGTACCTTGCTCTTTGGCATAGAATTTCGTATATTTGTAATATACAGTTTAATTTAAAAATATACAAGATGGATAATAATGGAGCACCTCAAGAATTTTTTGAGGAGGTTGCTGAAAAGCTCGAAGGCATCAAAGCCATAGTAAAAAAGTACGGGCTTGAAGACCAATGGACATCTGCATTCGTAGGTGGGGTTTATAGCGAAACAATAGAAGGAGAAGTAAAACTAAAGACAGTTTTAGACTACGTAGTAGTAGACGCGAAGGAGCTAGAAGAAATAGTTTCTTTGTTGGAAGCTTATTACGAGGAAATGGACAAGGGGCTGACTATGCCTACGGACGTTGAAGATACAAGCGATTGGACTCACGAAGATTGGATGAAATTCATAAACGACAACACAGACAGAGATGGAGCAGCCAATTAGAAAATTAATATGCGGAACAGACCCAAAGGATGGGTTTGCTTTTGTGGTAGGTCAAAAAGTCTACGGTGGTGGTGAGATTCATGCTATTGCTGTTGACGGTAGAGCAGAGCAGTTATACGGGCGTTCACGATTCTTAATCTACGTTGAAAACGAAGATGGTATTGTTTTGTGGAAGGCTATAGACAACATGCCTGTAATTGTTGAATATGATATTGAGATAGAGTAATGAGACCGCTATACGACTTTGTTATAAAGCTAGAAAAGGCGTTTGAAGATACCGTTACAATTAACGGCGTTGAAATGTTTAAAGACGCTAGGTTTGATGACTTTAAAAGCAGGATATCCTATGGAACTATAGAGGCTATCCCTGCTAAATGGGACATCCCTAAGAAAGTAAAGAAGGGGGATACACTTGTATTTCACCATCACGTAAATCAACAACCCGATAAATACGGGATAGGCGAGGACTGCTATTTGGTTTCTTACCATCCTACCGAGTTGTCGGGTCAAGCTTACATGGCTATTCATCAAGACGGTTCAGTTACTGTTTTAGGTGATTGGGTAATTCTAGAAGCCACTGAAGATAAGGAAGTTGAGGTAACCTCAGCTAGTGGTTTATATCTAGGAACTGAACACGTAGAAGCTAAGAACGAGTCTGTTGTTCTGTATCCTAGCAAAGGAACAGAGGAGCTTGGCTTGGAGGTAGGCGACTTGGTTATGTATAACAAAAACGCAGACTACAGAATCACTTTGCCTGACGGCTCACAGGTGTTTCGCATGAAGCCTGCATACATATACGCTGCTTATGTCTAAAGAAAACTTTACGCTAGAAGCTGCTGAAAACCTTTTGAAAGCTACAGAGAAAGCAATAAATAATATGATAGAGGAAATCGAGAAACCTGTTGACCAAGAGGTCACGGGTTCTGCTCGTAAAGCTGAATTAGCATCTATAAAGCAAACAGCTATGGATGCAAAGGAACTATTGGTTGTTCGACAAGATATCGAGCAAATGATTAAGAACGCTAAAGAAACAGGGACTATCGAAGAAGAACAAGACTTTGGTGGCGGGTTCGCTGAAAGGTTTAGTAAAAAATAGTATATTTGTAATTCCTACACTAATGGCAGGATTAAAAGAAATAGAGGGATTTGAAGAGCAAGTCATCAATATATGCCCTAACAATACAATGGGTGAAGTTATCGAGCTTGAAGGACTGTATATACAGCTTCCTAAGAAGCCCGATGACAAAGAAATATTGTTTTCCGATTTACCTCAGTCTGAACAGTATTGGAAACGTCAAGAAGTCCCTGAAGCACTCGAAAGGATTCGTTCTATGGATGAGTGGGCGGAGCAGCCGAGTAACTTCAGAAAAACCTATCGTCCATACATCGAAAGAGAGTTTAAGCGTAGGCGTGAGGGGGTTTGGATGTACATTGACGGTGAAGCCACTTACATAACAGGAGACCATTACATGCTGTTACAATGGACTAAGATAGACGGTTCATTTTACGGCTACTACTTAGCATTTCAAAGAAAATTACAAATACACGCGGAAGCCTGTGAGGTTGACCCTAGATGTGTTGGTCAAAACTACGTAAAGTGTAGACGTTCGGGATACACTAATATAGCTGTAGGTAAGATACTAAACAAAGGAACACAGGTAAAGGACAAGTTGTTAGGTATTATGTCTAAGACGGGTAAGGATGCTCAGGACAATATCTTTATGAAGAAGGTTGTTGGTATGTACAGACACTTTCCGTTCTTCTTTAAGCCTATACAGGACGGTACTACAAACCCTAGAGTAGAGCTAGCTTTTCGCGAGCCTGCAAAGAAAATTACAAAAAACAACAAAACTGCTAACGTAGGCGAAGCACTAAACACAATTATTAATTGGAAGAACACTGTTAACAATGCGTACGATGGTGAGCGTCTTTACTACATGTTCCTTGATGAGGCGGGTAAGTGGGAGAAGCCTGCGGATATCCGTGAGGCTTGGCGTATTAACCGTACGTGTTTGATTGTAGGTCGTAAGATTGTAGGGACTGCATTGGTAGGTTCTACAGTAAACCCCATGAACAAAGGTGGTCAACAGTACAAAGACTTGTGGGAAGATTCAGACCCATCAGAACGAAACGCTAACGGCAGAACTCGCTCTATGTTGTACAGGATATTTATACCTGCTTACGAAGCATTAGAGGGATTTTTTGACATTTACGGGAATCCAATAATAGAAGACCCCGAAGAACCTGTGTTAACTATCGATGGCGAATACGTAAGCATAGGTTCGCGAACATACCTCAACAACGAAAGAAAAGCGTTAAAAGATGACGCAAACGAGCTAAACGAAGTAATAAGACAGTTTCCCTTTACACCTCAAGAAGCATTCAGAGATTCCATAGAAAGCAGTCTGTTTAACCTTGGTAAAATATACGAGCAGATAGAATACAATGATATGATGTATCCAAAGCCCACCGTAACAGGTAACTTTCAATGGAAAGGAGGGGAAATGGATACTACAGTTGAGTTTGTTCCCAATCCTGATGGTCGTTGGGTTTTATCATGGACTCCGCCAAGTGACCAAACAAACGTAAAAACCAAACATCGCAACGGGCATTGGACTGCACCTCATCCCAACCTAGGTGTTGGAGGAGTGGATAGCTACGACCTTGACGCTACCGTAGACGGAAGAGGCTCTAAGGGAGCTTGTCACTTTTACAATAAGTTTAGCATGAATGGGGCTAGTAATGTTTTTGTAGCTGAATACTGTTCTAGACCGCCAATGGCTAAGATATTTTATGAGGATATATTGATGGCAGCGGTGTACTTTGGGTATCCTATACTGATAGAAAACAACAAGTATGGTATAGCGCGTTACTTTGAAGAGCGGGGATATTTGGAATACTTACTAGACAGACCCGAACACTTAGGTGGAGCTTCTAGTAAATCTAAAACCAAAGGAATACCATCTAACTCTGCTGAAGTAATACAGGCTCATGCCATGGCTATAGAATCCTACATACACAACTACGTAGGAGAGAACGCTGAAGGAAATATGGGTAAAATGTATTTAGAAAGAACTCTAGAAGATTGGGTTGGGTTTAAAATTGACAACCGTACTAAATTTGATTTATCTATAAGTTCGGGACTCTGTTTGCTCGCAGCGCAAGTTAAACGCAAGAAAGTAACAAAGTCAGACTTTTCAGCCAAGAAGTTCTTTAGGAGGTACTCCCACAATGCTTAGAATATAATTCCTTATCTTTGCACAATAATATCTTGTGCGAAATGAATAAGAACTACGGAAATTTTCCCGACCCTCTAGCTAAATCTAGTGAAAAGGTGTCAAGGGGATACGGAGCAGCCTATGCAAAGGCTATCCTAAGTCAATGGGGAGGAACTGAAAGCTCTCAATCTTTATATCAGAAAAGACTAAAAGACTTTGAAAGAAACAGAGACTATGCTCAGGGGACTCAGTCTACCCAAATATACAAGCAGTTACTAAACAGCTTGGATGCGGGTGGAAGCGCAGGGACTCTATTAAATTTGGATTGGACTCCTGTGCCTATTGTTCCTAAGTTTGTTAAAATTGTAGTAAACAAGATTTTATCTAAAAAGCCTTATCCTAACGTCGAAGCCATTGACCCTGTGTCTCGCGGAGACAAAGAGATGAAAAAAGCTCGTACTCGTGCAGCTATCGAAAACAAGGCGTTTCTTAAAGAAATGAAAGAGTTAGGTGCTTCATTGAAAGACGATGTTGACAACCTACCCGACACTCCTGAAGAAGCTGAAATCTTCATGGACATAAACATTAAAGTGGCTGCAGAGATAGCTGCTCAGATTGCTACCAACCTTA